TGATGTTAAAGAACAAGAATACCAACAGCTAATTCTAGATGGTGAATCTGCTAAAGCTGTAGGGTTACGTAATGAAATACGCAAAGCTGAAAAAGATGCGTTGATGTTTGACATACAACAACAAATGGGACAAACCGTACAGCAAAATCAAGCACAACAAGAATTAGCGCAGAAAGCTGAAGAAATTGCTAGTACTTTCCCTATCTTAGACGAAAATGCAGCTGATTTTAATGAAGATCTTACTCGAGAAGTTATGGAGTTAAGAGATGCTTTTATAACACAAGGGTATGAGCCAGCAGACTCTTTAGCAAAAGCTACTGAGTATACTTTAGCGGCAAAAAAACCAGAGTTGTTACAGACTCAAGAAGCTAAAGACACTACTCAGACTAAGCAGTTAGCGGAAAAGAAACAAAAAGCTACAGTAAAAAATAAAATTGCAGCTTCAAAAGCACAACCTCCTACTTTAAAAGGTGAGAGCGCTGCAAAACGCGGAGATAAAGCTGCAGATATTAATGTGCTGTCAGATGATGAGTTTGGAGCACTACCTGCAGAAACATTAAGACGGTTACGTGGTGACTTTGGCTAAATTTGTGGTAGGATAATAGGTAACTTCGTCCGTTAGAACGATATCTAACCCAGGTCGTTTAGGTAAAAAAACGTTATTCGCCTATTATGGCGTTAAACTATTCGAGGTCGTGTTCGTTAAACTACGAAAGCGTATCCCAACGATACAGGGTATACGGGTTATATCGCCCCAGAAGTCGATTAAATTGTAAATTAATCTTTTTTTTGAGGATATTAAAAATGGCAAATACTAACTTTGCATCACTGACTAGCGAACAGCTTACTATCTGGTCACGTGATTTTTGGCGCGTAGCTCGAAATATGTCCTTCATTAATCAATTCGCTGGTAGCGGACCTAACGCTATGGTTCAGAGAATATCTGAACTTACTCAGTCTGAAAAAGGAGCAAGAGCTGTACTTACACTTCTTGCCGATATGACAGGCGATGGTATCGTTGGAGACAACACTCTCGAAGGTAATGAAGAATCATTAAGAGCATACGATATTGTTACACAACTTGATCAATTAAGATTTGCAAACCGACTTGCGGGTCGTCTTGCTGATCAAAAATCAGTTGTTAACTTCCGTGAGCATTCACGTGACGCACTTGCATACGCAATGGCTGACCGTATTGACCAACTAGCTTTCTTAACTATGTCAGGCGTTGCCTACTCGGTTAAGAACAATGGGGCTTTGAGAACTGTTCTAAATTCAGGACAAAATCTTAGCAACTTGGCTTTTGCTAGTGATGTAACTGCTCCTACAACAAACCGTCACAGACGTTGGGATGCCACTAATGGCTTGTCAGCTGGTGACGTTACTGCTGTAGTAGCTGCAGATACAATTACTTATGATTGTATTCTTGCCCTTAAGGCATATGCAAAAGACAGTTACGTACGTGGTCTACGTGGAGCTGGTAACGAAGAAGTTTATCACTTGTTTGTTACTCCACAAGTAATGGCTGACCTAAAAACTGACGCAGACTTCTTATCTAACCTTAGAAGCGCTGGGATTAGAGGACCAAATAACGAATTGTTCTCTGGTTCTTCAAGTTTGATGGTTGATGGTGTGATGGTTCATGAGTTCCGACATGTATTTAATACTGCTGGAGCAACTACTGGAACATCAAGTAACGCAGGTTCTAACGGCTACAAATGGGGAGCGGACGCTGACATTAATGGTTCTGCTTGTTTATTTGTTGGAGCACAAGCTCTTGCTATGGCTGATATCGGTACACCTGAAATTGTTGAAGACATCTTCGACTATGGTAACCAAAATGGTATCTCTATTGGTAAGATCTTCGGATTCAAAAAACCAGTTTATCACTCTGACGTACATGGTCAAAGTGAAGACTTTGGTATAATCCGTTTAGACGTTGCATACTAAGTAGTAATAAAATGGGTGGTCTGTTCCAAGAGCTTCAAAAAATATTTAGAAGATGGAATAAGACCACCTTATTTTTAAATTTCTCAAAAGAGAAAAGGAAACTAGAATGAAAATTAAGGCAGACAAAGATTTATATATCACTACAACTTGGGGAGCCGCTATATTTTTAAAAGCAGGCGAAGTACGCGAAGTTGGAGATGATCTTGGCTATCAAGCTTTAGCACAAGGTGCAGTAGAAGATAAAGAAGTAGTAGTAGCACCTAAACCTGTTAAAAAAACAGCTAAGAAAAAAGTTACAAAGAAAGTTAGAGCAAGAACTAAAACTGGTCACTACAAAGCAGATGACCCTAACACTCCGGACGTAAACGAAGCTTTTATAGAAGTAGATGTTGCGAATAAGGAATAACTATTAGAAGGTAAGACATGGCAGGTACATTAACAGGCGCAAACTTAATCTTGCGTATAGAAGATGCGCTACAAGATTCAACAAATGTACGTTGGCCTGAAGCTGAACTTCTCCGTTATATAAATGATGCACAGCGAGAAATTGTAAATTTCAGACCTGAAGCAGCTGCGGATCACTCTAATATAGCACTAGCTGTAGGTACGGAACAGTCTATTCCAGATACTGCACTACGGTTAATTAAAGTAGTACGTAATATGTCTGCTGCAGGCGGTAGTGCAACAGGGAAACGTGCAGTTACTTTAGTAGATATGGACATAATAAATTCACAAGACCCTGATTGGCATGACCCCACTGTAACTGGAGATGCAGCTCATACTACTACTGTAAAACATTATATGTTTGATGAAGACGATGCACGTAAGTTTTATGTGTACCCAGGAGCTTCTACTACTAGTACGTTTTTAGAGGTTGTTTGTGCTAGAAACCCTACAGATCTAGCTAATACCAGTGCTACTATTTACATAGATGATATTTATGGTAATGCTATTGTAGATTTTGTTTTATATAAGTGTTACTTAAAAGATGCTGAGTTTGCAGGCAACATGGAAAGATCACAATTACATTATCAACTGTTTATGTCTAGTCTTTCTGGAGGATCACAAGTACAGTTTGCTTTAAGTCCAAATCAAGATGCACGTAGTAATGCACTTGCCACCCCTCAAAATTTACCTTCACCAGCAGGATAGAATATGGCTACTTTTGATTCCCTCGTTAAAGAAATTTTACCTTACGTCCCAGGATGTCCTGAGACGTTGGTTAAGTCTAATTTACGAGCAGCAACAATTGAATTTTGTGAAAAAAGCAAAGCATATGTGCAGGATTTAGATGCAATAACTACTTCTTCAGGTATCTATGAATATGACTTTGATCAACCTACTGGAACTTCAGTACACAGTATTTTATGGGCAATATATGATGGGGAAGATTTAGACCCTATTAGTCCTAGAAGTTTAGAACTTAATTTTCCAGATTGGAGAGATAGGTCAAGTACACCTAAAGTGTATTTGCAAAAGGATGCTAATAAATTCTGGTTAATACCTGTACCTAATTCTACTTTATCAAATGCTATACAATTGTCCGTGGCCCTTAAACCGACTAGAACAGCCTCTACAGTTAGTACGTTGTTCTCTAACGATTACAGAGACGGCATTTTGTACGGCACTTTGTACAGACTTTTACGTATGCCTTCTAGGGCATGGAGTGACATTTATGCTGCTGCAGATTACCTAGGTTTGTTTAACCAGCAAGTTGCAGATGCAGAACTACGCGCACGCGGAGGAGACTTAGGTGTACGTAGATTAGTTAAATATAGAGGAGTAGGACTTACTAAACGTAAGCGTTATAAAAAATACGGAATGGAGCTTGATTACTAATGACTGCTACTGTTGTGCCTTTGCATAAAAAATTTGAAGTACCTGAGTTTACTGATATACGTGCTTGTTGGGATACAATTAAACCCGGTATAGAGTTCGTACTGCAGGAAAATCCGCATCTAACTTACATGCCTGAAGATGTATTTTCTGAGTGTTCTAATGGTAAGTCTATGTTATTTACTTCTTCTTTAGGGTTTGTTGTACTTACAGTACAAGAAGATCCTTTTTCAAAAGAAAAGGTATTGGTAGTATGGATTGCTTATACACATGAACATGGTAAACATAATTGGTTAGATCATATAGATTGGTTTGAGGGGGTGGCTAAGTATTGTGGGTGTAGAACTATTGAAGCACAGTCTGCAGTTTCTAACTTAGGTAGATATTTAAGTACAAGTGGTTGGGAGCAAGAAGCCACAATATATACAAGAGAGGTAAAACCAGATGGGAAGTAAGACCAGAGCCCCACAAGAATCAGACTATGTAGCTCCACAAGTTGAAAAAACAGCTACGGCTATAGCTAAAGCAGATTCTGATTATTTCACAAAAAACTATGATCCTTTATTGCAGCAAATGCGAGATAAAGCAGCAAGTGAAGATGTAGGTAGTACGTTACGTGGTAGAGCAGCAGCGGATACTCAACAAGCACTAACCAGTAATTTTGATTTAGGTACAGTACAAAATATAAATGCGGGGGCAGAACGTGCGTTAGCTGCAACAGGACAGATGCTTGCTGCTAATACCGCAGCTAAAAATGTAAAAACAGAAGAACAGTTAAATGTGTTAGGTACAGCCCGAGGGCAAGAAGCTAATACAGGAGATGCTTTAGCTCAAAGTGCTAGAATGGCAGCAAGTACAGATTTAAATAGAGTAAAAAATGAGCAAGCTGTACGTAGAGCAAGGCGTGGGGCGCTTATGCAAATTGCTAGTTCTGCAGGTAGTAAAATGCTGGCTAATAAAGGAACAACAGGAGAATTTTTTACTTCAGAAAGTCCTAATATAACGTCAGATGATTCAGGAAGGCAGTATAAACAACAGTTTAATTTGTTTGGAAAGTATAATAATAAAGCCCCAACCATGTTAAACGGTGAGCCGCTTGATGACTTTGATCCCAGCCGCAGATATTTGAGTAAAACATAATGGCATATAACGACTACGAAGATGATTCTTTTACGGTAGAAGACCGAAAAAATATGGGGCAAGATAGACCTCGTAGGAATTTAGGCACAACTAGAAAACGTAAAAGAGAAGTAGCAATGGCTGCAGAAGCGGCTAACCCGTCTGCACCTACTAATACTGGAATAGGTACTTTAGATTACAGTAATAATTATTCTAACTACAGTGCAGATGAATTACCTGAAGTAGTTGACCCTGATGCAACATTTGCTTCTGTAGCTAAAAATCAACACGAACGTTATATACGTAACTATAGAGACTTTGAAAATGCTTTAATAAAATCTGGTGATAGTACTGATTTAATAGATGCTGCTAGAACTGATATACCTCAACAAACTCAAATTGCAGCAGGAATAGCGGAACGTAATAGACAACGCTACGGCTACCAACAAACTGGCGCTGAAAAACAAGAAGCCGAAAAATCTATGCAATTAGGAGGAACCTTGAATCTAGCAGGAGGTATGACCAATGCCGTACTTGCGCAACGAGACGCTAATAGGTCTTTACTAGGTAATTTAATAAATATAGGGCAAGGTGTTAATCGTAGCTCTATGTCAGGGTTAGGGGCTGCCGCACAAAATTCTGCGGCTAGACAACAAGCATATCAAAATGATAAAGCTGCATATAAGTCACAAACTGCAGGCTTTCTTGGTAAACTAGGCAGTGCGCTAGCTTCATTTATATAGGTATAAGATATGGGTATTTTAGATAGTTTAGGAACAAGTATAGGAAATGCATTAGCGGCATCAGCTAAGCCTAGGGATTCAGTAAAAGAACTTGAGTTTGCTCAACAAGGGGACATAGACCGAGCTATAAACATAAATAAGGACATAGTGCTTGAAAAACAAAAATATCGAATAAACCTTGAAAAAGCTTGGAAAGATAAAAAAATTCCTCAGCATTTTATAGATAATAATGATGGAGATGAACAAGCTGCACAAGCAGAATGGACAGATTATTATAAAAAACGTGTAGATACTAGAACTGCTAATCCATTAGATGAAACTATTTCTACTTTTGATATATATAAAATAAACGGCGAAGAAGCTCTTGCCGGATATTTAAACAAAACTGATTTTGCTCGTAGTCTACTAGGGAACGGGAAATTTCTTGGTAACACCAGTACCATAGGTAAAAACCCAGAAACAGGAGAATGGGAAATAAGACCTGATGTAAATACCGTAGACCCTGAAACAGGAGAAATACGTACAACTGCAATGACTGATGATGGTTCTAGAGTAAGAGACTTAACTGATGAAGAACGTGGACAAAAAGAAACAAGGGGTATTAGTTTTAGCACGTTAGACGAATTAGAAAAAGGTTTTAGCTACGAGGTTAAAAAAGCTGCAGGTGTAGATAGAAGTTTAGCTCTTGTTACTAACCCTTATCTAGGAGATGCGGCTGGAGTTATATTTGACCCTACAGCAGACCGACAGTTAAAAGCTCAATTAATACAAGAAAAAGAAGCAGAAAGAAAAGCTGCGGAAGACGCAAATGCTCCGATACAAGAGGCTATAGGACAAGCTGAAGAAGTTGCAAGACAAAGAGCAGAAGTAGAAAAATTTAAAGCCGAAGAAGAAGCAGCAGGAAGACCCGTTGGAGCACCTGCTGAAGCACCTGAAGCACCTGAAGCATCTTTAGCTACTTCTGTTGGACCTTAT